CCGAGTTCTTCAATTGTTGTAACTCAATAGGAGTTTGTGCTTGCTGCTGTTGCGCCTGAACCTGAAGTTCCATCTGACGTTCTTGATTCTGCTGCTCTTGCTGGGCTTGTTGCTGTTCCTGTTGTTTCTGCATTTTAATTCGTAGTGCAATCATGCGCTGGAATTTTCTCACAGCTACGGCAGTGTCAGTTTCCAATCTAATCGCGAGCACATCCGACAATGCTTGAGGATCACCTTGAGCAGTTTGGAGATAGATGTCCAAAGTCTTTTCTAACTGCTGACGATCGGCAATTAGAGGAGGAGCGGATTCTACGAATACTCCAAATTCATCGAGATCAAGATCGACGTTCTCCTTCAAGAAGTCTATTCCAGTGTCACCAATTATTGGAGCAAATATTTCCTTTCCTGCCCACGCTACTTTTATTAGTTTTGCTTGATGGTTAAGTGCTCTCGCGCAAAATCGTTCGAAACCTTTAAAATAAGGAGCCGTGACTAAGTTCGATTGCATTAGCGCGGCTTGAGTAACCCCTACCGCAGTTGATGCTCCTTGAACCATACCTTGGCGTTCAGGGCTAACGCCGGAGATAACAGCGATCTGTTGATCGATATACTGCATAATTTGGAAGAACTGCTGAACTGATTGAGACAAAGTCATATCAAAATCCTTCATCAGATTCAAGCCTTGCCCCATATTGGTAGTCATGTATTCCATAGAATTAAGGAATACTAAACCATCAGATTTGATATGAGAGGTTACTTGCTCCTTAGTAGTGCCCTGCGGCATCATAGCCATGTCGATAATCAATCCTTTAGGTCCAGAACGCGCCATTGCAAGCTGCACATGGTACATTGCAATATCCTTAAGTAATTGAAGGCCAGTTAGTTGCTCTAGCTTGGATACTGATCTTCCCATCAGGAAGTTAGGTATCCATACTTTATAAGGGGGTTCTGAGGTCTCAAAAGATGATAGGTCTCTCGCTTGATTTGGGACTTCTCCCCATTCCCGGAGCAGAGTCCCACCGATCAGAGTAGCTTGCCGCCAGCATTGGATCTTGTTGGTTATGATCTTATCCTTATCTTTTTCGCGGATATTTTCTTTACTTACATCTTGGAGATATTCGTTCTCGATACCGTACTTGACAACCTTCTCATTCTTATGCTTGAGGATTCTGTAATCTCGCCAAACGCCTCTAATCACCAAGCACCGAGGAGTTCCGTCCATAATTTTGAACCACTTGATTCTTTGCCCGGGCATAACTCCAAAGTCGGAAGCCATGTTGTTTTGAGGGTTCATTCCTAAATACTCGTTATAGGAATTATAGGCTGCTTCAAGTTCCGCTTCTGTTAAACCGTACTGCTCGGCGGCAGCCGCCAGTGGCATGTATTCAACCTCACCAAAGAAGGTAGAATCACTCAACATATCATCCGTTGAGTTAGGGTCGAATATGAATTTTAGGGGGTCTATTCTTCGTGACTGAGGGAGCCCCCGGACAATCTCATTTTTGATTATTGACCGATTAGCGATCAAACAATCTCTGAATAAAGCCTTACGTTTCTCATCCCAGTTAGTCATCCTCGCGGTGAACTTTAAGGCCGATTCCATGATGATTTCGGTCTTGTCTTTAAAGGATAGTTCGATGTATTCGTTGAGTTCTTGATCGGTTTGAGGGATGTATTCGTCGCCTTGTAATGGCATTCCCGTCATTTGCTCAGCATGTTGAGCAATTGGTTGGAGCCTTCGTTCTACTCTAAGTCTTTCCTTCTCTTCCAATTTCCGCGAAATAGCCTCTTTATTCAAAGCCTTGACTTTGATTTCGTATCCACGCTCTTCCATCTCACCGATTAATAGATCGAGGTTAGACTTCAGTCCATTTAGAGATAACCATATTGCCGGGAGTGCCGCGCCATCAGGGCCGCTTTGAAGGAACCCAGTTAGTTCCCCAGAGGAGCCGTCTAAGTAGTAGCGATAAAGCATCTCTAAAACTTGATAGTTTGTTGTCCACGCTTGGGTAAACGAATTACTTACGATACTTTGAATCCACCTTCGGTGGTATCCTGCGTCTTTATCTTTTTCATCTACTGTAATCCTAGGGAACGAGGATGAGGTTGCTAACATTGAATGTTATTAGAGGTTATTAGAGATATTTAGGTGCAACAAAAACTGCGCCTATTTTTAGAAACCTTTTGTTAGAGGTTTCGTTAGAGTACTAAAAATCAAACAATTATGAAAAAACTATTGTTAGGTGCGTTACTAGTTATTTTACTTGCTTCATGTGATCACAGCTTTAATGAACAGAAGGTTAATGATAAATCATCAGTTCCTGTTTATTACTCTGATTCCACTAGATGGGAAAAGGCTAAAGTCTTAATAGTTAGCGAGGACGTTATGTATGTAAAAACCGATAAAGACACTTACAGGATAACGAGTGTAGATAATACGTTCGCATTCTCTACTTTCTTATTAATTGTACTCTTGCTTGTTTTTGTTATGGCAGCCGCCGTTTGAGTTTTACTTTCTAAACAGTGGGTGATTAGGGAGATTCACTCGGTTCATTGATTCCCCTTTAGAGTTCATTATTTGGATGACTCCGTTGACTCGCTGATATCCGTACATAGGTCTAACTGCTTCAAGTGCTTCATGTTGTTTGACCGCACGTTTATCGGATTGATTTAAAATAAGCTGCCAGCCATAGCTCACGGCGAGATCGTCGTCCTCGTGATCTGAACCGAATACTTTGTACTGAGCAAGCATTTTCTTAGAGGGCATACCGCCGAAACCTATGCTTGGATTAGCTAAGCAGTTATTATCGATATCTTCGTTGAGTAGTCCTTCCATTTGATTCTTGCGATCAGCAGTCATTCTAACTCCGTATTTTAGTTCTACCCCACCCCTGGCATTTGTAGCGGCTTTTGGAGAAAGTTCTAAGAGTTCTGGATAATTAGCTTCAAACCACTTGAAAGCTCGCCAACCCCCTTTGTTCATCTCGATAGTGATCTTGCATCGATACATCTTGCATAGTAGTGCAAACTGAATATAGGCATCTTCGAGTTTCAAAGGTCGATGGCAATATTCTACTGCGAGTCTCATTGGCAATAATCCGTAAGGTCTAGCGGCAATTGTAAATCCTAGATCAGAACTATCCTTTGATTTTTTAACGTCATCATCTTCGGCAGGATCTAAAACTCCCCGGTAACCGTTCTGTAAATCCTTCGGCAATTCGTAAATGATTACATGACCTTGAGGGTTAGGTTCAAAGTGAGGCTCAGTTCCTATGAGCTTCATTCTACCCACCCTTGCTTCAGGTGGATTGCTCATGATATTGATCTCTTGCTGATTAATAATAACAGGATTACCAACCCCCGATCCACTTATCGTTAGGAAGGCATCGGCCTCATTGAGAGGATATTTTTGGATGAATTTGTTGTAAACAGTTCTTGATCCTCCTTCTTTCTTTCGTCTTGTATAAATAATCCAACGGACGCTTTCAATAAGTTCGTCATTGCCTAAATCATCCATTATCAACTCATTATACCCCCAAAAGGCAAATTGTTCTAAGTCGTAATTTTTATGATTCAACCAGAACTCTTTCAGCCCCAGCCCGGCTTTATCGGTCTGCCCCATTGTCCCGAAGATGATCGGACAACCCACACGAATAGTTTCTTGCATTAGACAGTCCTCGGCGTTAGACCAGATTCCCTCAAGTGTTTCAGTCTCACCTGCTTCGTCGAGTATCAATTTTTTATACTGATTTCCGGCGTGGGCTGTCGCGACCGGGCTTGTCGAGATTATGCTAGATTCAGTTCCTGCAATGAGTTTACCGTTATTACCGAATTCGTCTTTATCATAAACAGCGAACACTAATGCGTCCCGTCTATCAGTTGAAGTTCGTACTCTTAGAAAATCAGATTGATTACGATAGATGTATTTTACTTTGGTGAAAAGATTTCGAGAGTCGTTTTCAGATTTAGAGTTCATACCGATATCGAAATCTCTATTGAACTGACAATCGTAAAGAACGTCGGCAGATGCTTTCCAGGACATTCCTACTTGTCGCCTCTTGATGGAGACTATTCCCTTCCCCGGAGTGCTCTGGATTCTTTCTAAGAACTTGAACCATTCGAGATCCGTCGTTCTAAAATCTGGCCGTATCTTACCTCGTTCTTTATGTTTGATGTTGCAATGATTGAAGTAGAAGTAGTACTTCCCGGGCAAATTATCATACCCTTTTTTACAGCGTTCGATCTCCTGCATTTGCCATTCTCTTTTAGCTAGAAGATCTTTGCCGAAATCTGGAATAGTGATCTGCTTGTACTTTTTGGTTACTCTGGGGAGTTCTCCTTTGGAAAGTATCTTGTTGACTTCATATTGAACTTTAGCTTCTAGTTCGTCTATGTAGTCAGCCTTCTTGATAACCCCAATCTTGTCTTCTATTTCAGCCATAATGTAAAAAATGCCAAAACCCCCTACCATCAGAAGCGACGAGGGGCTTTGGACTTCGTAAGGAAGGATACTAGATAATGTTAATAGGTGCTGCCGAACTCGTAACCGCTGTTAATGCTGCGTAAGTAGCACTAAAAGGCTTAGGGGAGTAATAAATTGAACCTCTAAGGCTTCTGTCAATGATTAGGGTCGAAGGAGCCGCAGTTCCAGCGCCACCAAGAGGCTGAATGTCAAGCTGGTCTCCAACTAGGTTACTCGTTACAGGAGAACCTGGGGTGAAGGTTTGCTGATTGAACCGTTGGAGTTTTGCATAGGCAAAGAGAATATTCATTTTGTATTAGGTTGATTTCTCTAACCTTTCTACAATTATCGTTCCATTTTTTAGAGATTAGGGGCTTTCTCTTTCGCGGAATTTTTAAACCATTTGTCCGTCATTGGTTTGATATGACTGAAGTAATAATCCCAATCAACCCAGTAATCATAAGCTTCCAACCGACCTTCAGGAGTTCCCCTGCATTTCCAACCAAACCACTGCATTCGATTCATAACGTATAATATAATATGCAAATTATACCGTAATTGTAACTTATTTTAGACATTCTTAGAGACAAACAGCACGTCCCAATCCGTCAATAAAAAAGGCTGCTTCTCGAACTTCCATCCATTCTTCTCGAATAGTTTAATCCAATCTGTAGTCCGGCGAATATTGGAATGGCCCCAGAATTGGTCGAACGCCTTACTATCTGAGAACGGCGTACTACTAAAATAGAAATACCTAAACTGACGAGACAATTTAGTCAAGAAATCATCCCACCACCAATCGGCCATGTCAATGTGCTCAAATACTTCGATAGCGTAGACTAAGTCCATTACTTCACCACTGACGTTAATACCCTCTTTGGTTACATCTTCACATTTAACCTGGTTGATATACATCGGATACCTCTCAATAAAATACTGAAAAGAATGAGGATTGGTTTCAACTCCGTAAGCCATAACTCCGCGTTTAAGGAACTCTAGTAAAGCTGCCCCGGTTCCGAATCCGATTTCGAATACTCCTTTGGGATTGGTCTTTTCACATAGGAAGTCTACTGCACGTTCCATCGACTTTTTATATTCAGGATCGTCTTGAGTATGGCCACGGGAAAGCGCGTATTCATGGAACTCAAGAGAGGTTGCAGGTTTCAGTTCTGGTGTATTTGGGTGGTAAAAGCTCTTCGCGGAAATTTGCTCGATGATATCTCTTCTCTTTTCATTAACGTCGGATAGTTTAGGAATTTGACTTAGGAATTCTTTATAGTATCCCTGCGATGCTTTTTTATTATTCAACATGATCGAACCTAGTGCCCCCAGTTCATCATTAGTCTCAAAGGTCAATAGTTCTGAGTACTTTGAGAATTCAGGGAGTTTCGCGGAAATTACGGTTGCCCCGGCGATAGTTCCCTCGATCAATGCAATGTCAGTTTTACAGCGATTAAATTTATTATCCTCAAGCGGCACGATCATCAACTCTGGTTTGAGTTGCATTAATGTCTCAAAATAAGTAATCAAATCAGAGAACCGATAGTACTTAATCTTTTTGATCGACTTAAGCCATTCAGGATGGAAGCCCATAACTGCTAGAGTGTAATCAGGAAAATCTTCCATTAATTGGATGATTCCGTCCTTGTACTTTGCCCAATCCTTTTGATGGGATCCGCCTCCACGTAACAGAATAACTTTATCCCGATCATGATGTGCCGGGGTTATTTTAAACTTCTTTTCATCGACTGCGTTTGGAATAACTACGATATTAGCCGTCGGTGCTATTTCAAGTAATGACTGTTTTAAAAACTCAACTGAGGCGATTGTTACATCAGCAAGTTTTAGACACTCTTTCATACAAGCTTTCTTATCATCACGTGAATAGAAATCAAATGCCGGATTATCTGCGTCAATCTCAAACCCCCAATCATCATAATCAATTACAACTGGAATCTTATACTTCTTGCAAGCCTCAATATTACGAACCTGGATTTGATTAGCTGGACGCTGAAAGAATGCAACATCGCAATCGTATACTTCCTCAAGAGTTAATCCTTTCCAAGTATCGTGATAAACTACATCCATACCCAACCTAGTAAAAGGCATAGAGCGATAGTAGGCAGTCCCATCCATGTTGGGGACGTTCATTAAAATTTTAGTCATTAGGGATTTTTATTTTCGCGGAATTTTGATTGTACCACTTTATTGCTTCAACTGCGTGTTCATAAACCATATCGATAGGGGCTGCTATCCCAAGTTCAAAAAGAGTTAACCCCTCAAATGCTTTAGAATGTTCATCTATTACATCATACAACTTCTCCACTACGGGCATAAGTAAATCCCACTTCTCATCAAACTCAAAATCATAAACTAAATATCCTTTAGTCTCATCAATTTGAACTGACATTGCTCTAAATCCATTAGCAACAGTCCAATTATCTTTACCGTAATAAAATTCGGCTACCAACCTGTTACTGTCTGTCATATAATTTTAAAATTAGGCACTGGGATAATAAACTTTCCTTGATAGATTGGTCTCAGCTTCTCCATAATCTCCTCGGCGAAATTCCAAGAAAGTATGATTAGGTGATCAGGTTGTCGCTTTGCTATCTCAGCTTTGTTGACAATAGGTATTCCGGTGCCTGGAGAATACTTACCAATCTTTTCAGGGGTCTCGTCGGCAATAAAGTCAACAATGTCACTAGTAATCCTACAAGAGTTTAGAAGAGTGTTCCCTTTAGCGCTAGCTCCGAACGCGGCGATACTGTTTCCTTCTAGCTTTAACTTTAAAATATTAGAGGAGAAGTCTTTGATTGTATTGTTTACATCATCGGCCCATTGTTCATAGACATACGAATCAGTATACCCGTTGTCTCTTTCATAATCCAGATAATAGAGAGTTGAAATATTTCGATAATAATTTTCATCCTTTTTGATGAAGACTCTCACAGTCCCTCCGTGTATATCCTGCTTCTGAATGTTAACGATATGAAGGTTTAACTTTTCGCATAAGTTATGGAGTGGAGTAATACTCACATAAGATAAGTGCTCGAAATAGGTTGTATCGTATTCCCTCTTTTCAATGAAGTCGACCAAGTATGGAAATTCAAGAACTAGGGTTCCGGTTGGTTTTAGTGTTTTATAGACCGATTCTAAGAACTCAACAATATTATCGACATGAGCAAATACATTAGTTGCAGTGATTAGGTCGGCTTGGCCGTAGTTCTTCCTAACAATGTTAGAGGTTTTTTCATTCCAGAATTCTACCAACGAGGGGATACCGTTAGCCTCAGCAATTGCAGTCAGGTTTGTTGCCGGATCGATGTTCAACACTCTGAGCCCTATCTCCTCTTTGAATTCTTTTAATAGAGCGCCGTCATTGCCAGCGATATCTATGTGGAAACTTTCTTCAGTTAGGTTTAGCAGGGGCTTTAATTCTCGCACCATTTTTCGGCAATGCTTTACATATCCACCGTTAACTGAACTCCGATAGGTATAGTACGAGAACATTTTACCCGGATCAATCACAACACTCAACTGAGACAGACTGCAATCATTACACAGCATGATTTGCAGCGGATATCTCTCTTTGTTAACCGCGAGATAGTTAGAGGTTTCCAAGTTATTGGCAAGAGGCATTACCCCGAGATCAAGATACTTGGTTAAATTCTCAGAGCCACACGCACGGCATTGAGTATGGGGCGTACAAACTGGGGTTTCTGATTTATAGTCTATCCACTTCTGAATATTTAGTGATGTGTCTAGAGGAGTGATGTAGGCCGACTCATCTGTTCTTATGCTGATAATCTCTTTTCTTTTTTTGACGAAATCGTAAATAGTTCTTCGTTCAGTTCCTAAGTTTAGGATTCCGATCAGAGGGCTTGTCGCAGCTTCCAGAATCATTGGTGCGATGATGTCAACGTAATCTTTAGAACTGTACTTATCCTTGAAGGATACCGAATAAGGAAACTCATTAGGGCCAAACGATGTACGGATAATCAAGTGATTGGTAACCATTACCGCCGAAGCCTCTCCTCCTAATTTAGACCAGGCGTATTTGTTGAAAGGGAGAACCTCGTCAGTCTCTTTATAATTTCCACGATCTCCTCTGTATACGTAGTCAGTGGAGATATAGACGTATCGAATAAAATGATAGCTACAGTACTCGGCTAAATTTGCTGCCCCTATGATATTAGTAGCGATGGCGCTGGAAGGGTTAGCTTCTATCTTACGATTATCTTTAAATACAGCACAGTTTATTACAACATCAGGATTACCGTTTTTATAAAAAAAATCAAAAACGGCTTCTTCATTATAGATGTCGACTTCCTTATGTGAAGGAGTTTCCATAGGGGTCAACTTCTGTAACTCTTTGCCGAGTAAACCACTACCTCCAAAAATTGTAATCTTCATCAGTTATGAACTAAAAGGTTTCCTTGAACTTTTTTAAACTTATCCCAGCCGTATTTATTGGCGATCTCTTGAAAGTATGTCCAATCGCTTGAATGAGATTTGGTATCGTTCCAGCCGATCTCACAGGCTACATCCTTCTTAACCATTACTCCGGCACAATCCAGATAGCCACGTTCGAGCTTACAATCAAGCACTCCCCATTCGATATATGAATGAGTCATTGAGCCACAGTACGTAGCCACTAGAGATTCGTCCGTGAAGCCTTTCAACATATACTCCAGGTAAATTGGAACATGGTAGTTGTCAGAATTAGTAATGACTACGTACTCAACATCTTTCATATTGGCAACATTTCTCAACGCTTGTTGTCTAAGTCCGTGTCCCCAATTTCCTTCGCGCTCAGACGTCTCAACAAAAGCTATCCTAGGATCTCCAATAGTTTCTACGTACTTCTTAATCCCAACATGCTCGGGGCCATCGTGCATCAATAGTAAAAACCAATCTCTGTGAGTTTGAGCCAACATTGTTCCGATGATATAGGGGAACGATTCAAAGATCGTCGCGATTACCAAAACCGTTTCCGGCTTACCAAACACTACCTCATGCTCCCGCCATCTACCTAATGCCGATCGATGATCGGTGTCCCAAAGGGCAGAGACGTTTAATGGAAGAGCTTGAGCGACTTTTAAATCAAGATTCAGTATTTGCTCGAAGAACGAATTATCAGATCTATGCTCGAAACTGTAACAATGATCTTTTGTTGTAACTGGATCAGCGGGGAATGTTAATTTTGATAACGTCTCTTTACTAATTAGAAACCCTGAAGTTCTAACATGACGTTTAACTTCTTCAGATACCTCGGTGCATACTACCCCCGCTCTTTCATCGAAATGATTAAGATAAGGCTTAAGGAAATCTTTCATCATCGGG